GTCACGGTAACTGATACTGCGCATGGTGGGGCTACTGGCGACTTTGTGACTTTCAGCGGTGCTACGGGTACGTACGCAAGCACTTTCAATGCAGAGTTCCAGATCACGGTTCTTACAGCTAACACGTACACAATTACAACAGGCAGTGCTATTCCTGCTGGTAACTATGGCGGCTCTTCCGTTGTTGCAGCGTATCAAATTGCTGTTGGTCCGGCTGTTCAAGCTCCGCTTGTTGGTTGGGGGTCTGGCGGTTGGGGGCTTGGGCCTTGGGGTACAGGCGCAGGAGTATCTGTCGGTATTCAATTATGGAACCAGATGAACTACGGCGAAGACTTAGTCTTCGGCCCCCGTGGTGGCGGTCTGTATTATTGGGATGCAACCAACGGCATTACAACCCGTGGCGTTGCGCTCAACACCCTTGGCGGCACAGTCACATTTACAAACGCTTCGCCAACAGTGGTTACATCCACAATACTGTACACAGAAGGCGCAGCGCTTCAGTTCTCTGGCGGCTCACTCCCAACAGGCATTACTGCGGGAACTACGTACTACGTGTTCCAAGTTGACGGCCTTACATTTAACTTACTAAATGCGGCTGGAACTGAGGTCAATACTTCATCTTCTGGCTCTGGCTCCGTGTCGTTAATTGTCGACGTGCCTGTTGTGCAGAATACTTTGACCGTGTCGGATTCTTCACGCTTCATAATGGTGTTTGGCACAAACGATTACGGCTCTAGCGCAATCGACCCTATGTTGATTCGCTGGTCAGGGCAGGACGACATCTACAACTGGACGCCTGACGCAACAAACCAAGCAGGGTTCACCCGCCTTTCTCACGGCTCTCAGATCATTACAACCGTGCAGGCTCGTCAAGAGATTGTGGTGTTTACCGACTCGGCCATCTACTCTTTGCAGTACCTTGGCCCCCCTTACGTATGGGCACCGCAGTTGCTTGGTGACAACATCTCTATCATGGGCCCTAATGCGGCGGTGATTGCTTCGGGTATTGTGTATTGGATGGGTGTTGACAAGTTCTATGCCTATGATGGCCGCGTGCAAACGCTTAACTGTGACCTGCGCCGCTATGTCTTCCAAGACTTGAACCAAGACCAGAATGAACAGGTGTTCTGTGGCACAAACGAAGGTTTCAACGAAGTCTGGTGGTTCTACTGCTCCGCTGGTTCCACCACAGTTGACAAGTATGTGGTGTACAACTACCTTGAGAAAATCTGGTACTACGGCACGATGGCGCGTACTGCTTGGCTTGACTCTGGCTTGCAGCCCTACCCTATTGCGGCAACATACATCAACAACTTGGTGTACCACGAGAATGGGCTGAATAACAACGAGACCGCCACAACCACAGCCATCGACGCCTACATTTCCTCGTCTGAGTTTGACATTGGTGACGGCCACAACTTTGGTTTTGTCTGGCGCGTGCTGCCTGACCTGACCTTTGAGAACGCTACGTCTTCTCCGACTGGCACTGCGGCTACTGTGAACATGACGCTATACGGACTTGCCAATTCAGGCTCCGGCACAACAAGTTCCGTAAGTCAGCCTGTGGTCAAGGGTAGTAATTATGTGATTACTGAAGAGTTCACAGGTCAAATCTTCACACGCCTTCGCGGTCGCCAAATGATCTTCAAGATCAGCTCAAACCAGATTAACACGGCTTGGCAGCTTGGCGCTCCTCGTATTGACATCAGACCGGACGGTCGTCGTTAATGGCCTCAGCTAAACGCATCATCAACCCTGCACCACCCAACTTACCACTGGGGCCGCAGGAGTACGAGCGTCGGTATCAGGATCAGTTTTCTAACGTCTTGCGTCTGTACTTTAACCAGCTAAAGAATGCGCTTGGTGAGTTGTTTGGCGATAACGGCGGCAGGTACATTGCCTTTCCCAACGGTGCGTTTTATCAAGACGGATACACAACGCTGACCGCCAACATGACGAACAACGGCACAACGCCAATACAGGTTACGTCCACCGCTAACTTTTTTGCCCCCGGCGGTTTGATTATTGGTAGCGAGATTATTACCTATACAGGCAAGACCGCTACGACTTTCACAGGTATTACTCGTGGAGCGTATGGCTCTACCAACGTGGCGCACACTGCGGGGGTTTCTGTTTCGGAAGCCCAAACTCTTGCGTCTTCTAGTACCTCTACTGCACTGACTCTGCTTCAAACCACAGTAAGTAATGGCGTGTCTATTGATCCCGCCGACAAGACTAAAATTGTTCACTCAATTGCTGGTATCTACAACATTCAGTTCAGTATTCAGATGCTGACTTTTGACGGCACGATTGATAACGTGACAATCTGGTTTAGGCTCAATGGTGTGGACATCCCATACAGTGCGGGTATTGCAACGGTTCCGGGTATCCACGGTGGCAACCCCGGTACGGCCATCATCTCTTGGAACTTGGTGCAACCAATGAACGCTGGGGATTACGTCCAGCTACTCTTCGCATCTAATACCGGCAACACGGTGGCGGCAACTTACCCACCCGGAACATCACCTGTGCATCCAGCATCTCCGTCCATTATTGTGACGTCAACATTTGTGTCTGCGTTACCAACATGATATTATTGACCAACCCCCATTTTGAGAGGCAAACATGAGCCTTGCTGTACTAGCCCAAGACATGGCATCCAAGGGTCGCAACGGCGATTCAATGCTTGTCCATATGACCCCCGGAGAAGTCGCTGGACTTCAGGCACTTGCCTTGAAACACGGCGGGTCTTTGACCATCAACCCAGATACTGGGCTCCCAGAAGCTAACTTCTTGAAGAAGTTACTGCCTATGTTGGCAGGCTTTGCGCTCGGCCCTGCTGGTTTTGGTATCGTGTCTTCAGGCTTAACTGCTGGCGCTATTGTGGGCGGTGTTACTGGTTTGGCTACAGGCAGCTTATCCAAAGGTTTGATGGCCGGATTGGGTGCGTATGGGGGCTTTGGCATAGGTGAGAGTCTGGCTAATCTAGGCTCTACGGCAGTAAGCGCCGAAGCTATGGCTGCGGCAAATGCTTCTGCTGACCCAATTGCAAGCCTTGCAGGTGCGAAAGATGCTGCCCTTGCAAGTGGGGCTGTTGCACCAAGCGGCTTCGATGCCGCTATGCAGGGCGCAAAAATGGCTTTCGACAACCCCGCAAGTCTAGTTAACAGCGCTGGCGCAAAAGATTTGTTTAAGTACGGTATGGCGGCAGCGTCGCCAGTTTTGGCCGATCAGATGGTTCCAACAACCACAAAGCTCCCGCCAGTTGACACAGGCAATATTCGCAAGTTTAGCTTCGATCCTTACAGCCAGCGCTATACACCGCAAGGTATTTTCCCAGCCGCAGGCTACAAAGGTGGTATGGCTAATGGCGGTATTGTGGCGTTGGCTGAAGGTGGTACATCCAACCCTGCCCCACTCTCTGAGCAATACGTTACAAACATAAAGAATTGGTTCAACAATAACCCCACCGCTACGGCAGCAGACGTACAAAGCGCCATGCAGCAATACGGGCTGAACCAGCAAGACGTTATGAATGCTATGGGCCAAGCGGGATTTTCAAAAGCCGCGCAGTTTGCAGCGTTCAATAACAATATTGGTAGCGCAAGCAACACTGCTGAAACTTACGGCGGCCTTAAAGGGCTAAGCGATAATATTAATTACTGGTTGCGAAACAATGCCAGCGCATCTGCTGACGACATTAATAATGCAATGAACCAATGGAGTTTGTCAGACGCGGATTTCCAACGTGCTACTGGTAAATCAATAGCCGATTATTTGTCGGCCAATACAACTGGGGATGACACAGTTACCGGTGGATCAGGTAACGACACAGTTGTAAGTGGTGCAGGCAATGACACAATCAGTGGTGCAGGCAATGACACAGTTGTAAGTGGCGCAGGCAATGACACAATCAGCGGTGGTGCAGGTAACGACACAGTTGTAAGTGGTGCAGGCAATGACACAATCAGCGGTGGTGCAGGTAACGACACAGTTACCGGTGGGGGCCTTAGCGACCTTATTACTACTCTGGCTACAAACGATAGCACTGCCAATGATTTCCTTACAGGCACTTCTGGCTACAACCAAGCTGACGTTACCGCTGCGTTAGATGCTTCAGGTCTTTCAGACGCGGCTAAGTACGCGCTTACCCATTCAGATATTGGCAACGCTGCTAACACTTCTGAGACTTACGGCGGCCTTAAAGGTCTGAGCGACAACATCAACTATTGGCTGAAAAACCACCCCGGCGCATCTGCGCAAGACATTCGCAGAGAGATGGCAAAGTACGGTATATCGGAGGCTGACTTTATCCGTGCCACAGGTACTGACGTAAACAAATACGCCATGGGGCCTATTACAGAAGTACAGAATCTTGCTGAAGGCGCTGGTGGTGGAACAGACGCCAAGGTAAACGAAAACGGTACGATTACTTCAACCGCTTTGAATGGTACAAACGTCCTTACAAACGCTGATGGTACTAAGACCGTGATGCCGACCAACACTATGTCGGACATCCGAAACTTGTACACGCGGGGCGGTGGTAGCACAGGCTACGTAGTCAATGCGCCCATAAACATGGAGGAGTTCAATCGGCGCTTTAACACATACAGACCCGGTAGTGACTCTGAGGCCGCATACAAATATTTGATGGGTCAGGGCGCATATCCAACCCAATCTAATGTGGGCGAGATCATGAGACCGTACAGCGAAGCCGTGCTGGGCGTACCGCAAGACATAACCACTAAGAAGTATTTGTACGACAACAGAACACGTAAGATGGTGCTGAATCCTGACTATGTGCCAATGTCGTTTGATACCAAAGGCGTGCAGAGTTTTGGTCTGTCTACGACCGATGTTAAAAAATATCTCACAGCAAACAACACTGCTACAGATGCACAAGTTTACGCTTGGGCGTTATCTAACAACGTAGGCCCTGACCAAATTGCTGCGGCTTTGGATGTTGATCCTGCCTTGATCCGCGCTAAGTATGATGCCGCTAGAAAAGCGGCGGGTACTACTGGGGGCACAACCGGCGGCACAACCGGCGGCACAGAAGATTTATCAAACAAGGATAAAAAGCCAACTTCTGACCCCGGTACAGATAAATTATGGACTTGGTCTGACAGCAGCAACAAATGGATTACTGTTCCTGTCACAGCGATGGCTGATGGCGGTATCACCGGCTACGCCCTTGGCGGTCTAGGTTCTTTGGGTGGTTACTCTGATGGTGGCCGCCTGCTCAAAGGCCCCGGTGATGGCGTGTCTGATTCCATCCCCGCAACGATTGGTCGTAAGAAACAACCCGCACGCCTTGCCGATGGGGAGTTCGTAGTGCCCGCACGTATTGTGTCTGAGCTGGGTAACGGTTCCACAGAAGCTGGCGCACGTAAGTTGTACGCCATGATGGATCGTGTGCAACGCGCACGGGGTAAGACCACAGGCAAAAACAAAGTAGCGGCCAACAGCCGCGCTGACAAATATCTTCCCGCATAAGGATAGGTCATGGCTGATCCACAAATTCAACAAATAACGCAGTCGCAAACAACAATCCCTGACTACGCTAAGCCGTACGTCGAGAATCTGCTGGGGCAAACTGCTGCGCTGACTGACCTGAACTACAACCCCTATATGCAGTATCGGGGGGAGCGTGTTGCACAGTTCTCTCCATTGCAAAAACAGTCGTATGAAAATGCGGCTTTGATGCAGACCGCGCCTCAATTACAAGACGCAACAGCTTTGGCAGGGCAAGCGGGGTTAGCGGCAATTAACACGGGGTATACATACAACCCAATGACGACTCAGTCATTTGGCGAAAACGCGCAAGCGTACATGAACCCGTACATAGACAATGTAATCAAGCGCCAGCAACAGGATGCTTCGCGTCAAGCGGCTATTGCTCAGCAAGCACAGGGTGCGCAGGCTGCTCGTTCTGGTGCGTTTGGTGGCAGTGGCGACTACCTCATGCGTGCACAAGGCGCGGCTAACTTAGCCCGTCAAAAAGGCGACATCATGGCCACCGGCATGAACAACGCCTACACACAGGGCATGAACCAGTTCAACCAAGAACAACAGCAGCGTCAGGCCGCAGCGCAGCTTAACGCTCAACAAGGTCAGTTTGGTGCGGGTCTGGGACTGCAAGGCTTGCAGACAGCGCTCACTAGTGCCAACACTTTGGGCAACTTGGGCATGAACCAGTACAACCAGAACATGGGTATTACGCAACAGCAGAACCAGTTCGGTGCCCAGCAGCAACAACAATCACAGAACATTCTGAACAATCAGTATCAGGACTTCTTGAACTTCCAAAACCACCCATACAAACAAGCGGCGTTCATGTCCGATATGTTGCGTGGTTTGCCACTGACTCAGCAATCAAATGCAATCTACAGCCCGCCCCCATCCTTGGCGTCGCAGGTGATTGGTGCCGGCACTGCCGCGTACGGGGCAAGCAGGGCGTTTGCTAAAGGCGGTAATGTTGAAGACGTTGCGTACAGAGACAAACCCGCAGGTTTGGCCGATTTAGCTATCTATAACATGGGTTGAAGAATATGGCTTTTACACAGCAAACTACCGCAAGCGTTCCAAACGTTGATTTGATTACGCAAACGCTGGCCAAGCTACAGCCAGATTCTGAGCTGCAAAAGTATGCGGCTATGCACAAGAACGACCCATACATCTTGTCGCTTGCTACGGCTGAGTCAAATCGCCGCAAAGCACTTCGCTTAGGTGCGCAAGGAAATGTTGGGCAAATGCCTAAAGTAGCAGACGCTGCTATTGCCGGTATGGCGCCAGCTCCCGGGGTCGCACAACTTCCAGAAGAACAAGGTATCGGAGCTTTGCCTGCCCCTAACATGCAGCGCATGGCTGATGGCGGTATTGCTGGCTACGACGATCAAGAAGGCATGGCTCAAGGCGGCATGTTTGACTTTGCCCAGACTAGCGAGCCTGTGGTTCGTATGGCTGATGGCGGGCATGTACCTCGTTACCAAGGTAACACAGTAGACGGCAGTGTTGTTCGCAGCAACCCCTTGTTTAATGTCCCCGGCATGGTATCGGTACAGCCTAGGGCAAGCTTTACTCAAGCGGGGGCGCCTGAGAATCAAACGGTTTGGGAACAACTTTCTGGCAGTCTTCAAAAAGAAGGGGTTCAAAGACAACTTCAAATTATTGAAGACCGCATTGCACGTGGTATTGCAGGGCCTGAAGAAAAAGCTTACTACGCACAGTTAAAAGCTAAAGTTGAAGGTACACCACAACTGGCCGCACCTAAAGATTCTGTCAATCCTGATGAGGTTTTGATGGCTGCGGAAAAAGCAGCTAAAAATAAACCCGCCGCAACAAACGCTGCTGCTCCTTCTGCGGAGCCTAAACCAACAGTTAACAAACCCGCTGTCAATATGGGTGGCGGCCAAGGTATTAAAGCCTTATATGAGCAGTTTGCAGGGCCACAAAATGTTCGTGATACTGAACTGAATTCAATCGAACAACGTGTTCGTGAACAAGGCGAAGCAGAGACTTCTGCCGCTCAAAGACAACTGAACCAGTTAAAAGCAGACATTGCGGCTCAAGGCGAGTACGGCAAAGACCGCGAAACTAAACTCAAAGCCAAAGAAGAGCGCATTGCCAAAGAAGAAGGCAGAGCTGGTGGACTAGCGCTTCTTGAAGCAGGTTTGGCCATGATGTCAGGCACGTCACAAAACGCATTTGCCAATATTGGTCAAGGCGCTATGGTTGGTACTGCCGCATACCGCAAGAGCATGGACAAACTTGAAGATGCGCGTGACAAACTTGAAGATGCGTATGGCCGTCTGGAAGATGTTCGCTTCAACCAAAAGAACCTGAACAACGCAGAGATTCGCAAAGCTACGGCTGACGTAGATAAAGCGGCCAATGCAGGTCTTAAGAGCCTCACAGATTTTGCGGTTACCCGTTACGGCATGAAGCGTGAAGATGCCAAGGCAATGTTTACTGGTGCTATACAAGAACGTGTGGCAAATATCAACGCAGGCGCTACGCTTGAGTCAGCACGTATGCGTTCCAAAGACCAGTCCGATTACTTGCAGGCTATTCGTGGTTCCGGCGCTATTGAGCAGGCCCGCAAGAACGTGATGGAGGGCGTTATGAAAGCCAACAAGTACGGCTCGCCTGAAGAAATCCAAGCGCAGTTTGAAAAAGAATGGGAAAAAACCTTGCAATTAAACCCAGCTCTGGCAAAATTAGCGGGCGCTGCCGGGGGCGGCAGTGCACCTGCATCTGGCGCTGATTTTGTGCTAAATCCGCAGACAGGAAAACTTGAACCGAGAAAGTAAACTATGAGCTACACCGTTGCTTTGCCTGATGGACGAACCGTTGAGTTTCCAGATAGCGTATCCAAAGAAAAAGCAGCGGAGATCCTTCGGGAACAACTTGGCATAGGCGGTTCCCCAGAAGAAGGTTTTGTACCTGCCGTCAAGGCAGGTATCTCTGGTTTAAAAAGCTCCGCTGCCGCCCTTGCTGGCCGCACAGGCGCTATGGATGCCGAACGTGCCAAGCAGGTCATGGCCGAGGAAGAAGCGTACCAAAGACGTACCTTCAAACCCACCGAGAAAGGCTGGACAGAAGCGCCAGTCACCAAATTCACAGAACTCCTTGGTGGCTCTTTGCCGTACATTGCAGCTCCTTTGGCTGCCGGTGCAGCCGCCACGATTGGCGGAGCTCCTGCCCTTGCCGCTACTGGCTTGGGTGCGTTGGTGTCAGGCGGTCAATTTACCGGTCAGTTCCTAAAGCGCCAGACTGAGGAAGGCACGCCACTTGAGCAAACAAACTTAGCTGCAGCCGCTGGCGCCGGCACAGTTGCAGGCGCACTTGATTTGCTGTCTTTCAAAATGTTCCCTGCTATTCGGGGTATTTTTGGTGCGGCGGGTAAAGAAATATCCCAAGATGCGGCTGAACAGATTGCCAAGCAAGGCATGACCAAAATGCTGGGCGACTACGCCAAAGCAACAGGCAAAGCAATTGGTGCAGAAAGTACTACCGAAGTAGCGCAGCAGTTCCTTGAGCGTTTGCAAGCCGGGTTGCAGCTTACGGACGACCAAGCCCGTGACGAGTACTGGGATAGTTTGATTGGCGGCGCGGTCTTGGGTGGCGCACTTGCCCCTGCTGGCCGTTACATTGAGCGCGGGAGAATTAGAACTGCTCAGGCAGAAGAAGCCCGTGCAGATCAAGCCAAACAAGTGCAGGCGCAAGAGGCTGAGAAGAAGCGCTTAGAAGCCGAGAAAGCTGAGTACCGCAAAACCCCCGAGTACTTAGACGAGATCCAGACCCGCTACGCTGACTTGCAAAAGCAAGAAGCTGACTTGCTGGCGCGTATTAAGGGCAAACCCGCTGAAGGCGATTTGGCCGCCGTAGCAGACAAACAAGAAGCCCGTACACAACTTAGAGAGCTACGCAAGACTGACGAGTACACAGGCACAGTTGAAGAGTATCGTCAAGCTAAGAAAGCGATTGATGAGCGTGCCAAAGAAACAACGGACAAAGCTGCGATTGCAGAAGCGGCCAAAGTGCCCGGCGCGCAGATGGATTTGTTTGGTGCGTTGCCTGAAGCCAAGGATCAGTCACCAGTAGGTCAGTTGCGCACACTTGACACCCAGATCAAAGGTCTTGACGCACAGCTTGCCGAAGCTAAAAAGACAGGCGATCAAGCACAGATTCAAGCGCTTACCAACCAGCAGTTTGACCTGCAAAAGCAGTTCCAATCTATGGCCCCAACACCGACAAGCTATGCGGCTATGCGGGATACGGTCACCAAACAGATTGAAAACTTGCGCACCAAGTTGCAAGCGGCCACAAGTACTGACGACATGGAGCGCCTTGTCAACAGTATTAAACAGAACAAAGAAGCATTAACTCAGCTTGATGAACTAAAACCTTTTGTTGCTGCAGCCCCCAAGCAAACGGATGTTGCGTCCCGTGACGTTGAGATCAAAGACCTGCGCAAGAAAGTTGCACGTTACCAAGAGCTGGGCGACGACGAAGCGATTGCTAAGTTGTTACCGCGCCTAAAAGAACTGGAAGCCGTGCCCACATTGATGGAAGGCGATCAGTTCCGCAACGTTCCAACAGACGACTTGTTTGCCGCTGAGATTGATGCTGGCGCAAAAGAAGCCCGTGAAACACGGGAGAGCGTTGAAGCTGAGATTGAAAAGCTTCGCGTGATGGCTGAAAGAGTTAAAACTACTTCGCCTGTTGCGCAAGCGTACCGCGATAGAGAACTTGGAAGAGCGCGTGCACTGCTGTCTTTGTTTGAAGAAAGTGAGCAGGATTGGGAAAAGCTTAAAAAAGATCCCGCCAACACTGAGTTCCGCGAAGACCGCGACAAGCTTAAAGCCACGCTTGAGAAAGACATCAAAGCGTTAGAAAAACGCGAAATCCCTAAAGATGCCGTACTTCCAACACGGGACACGTTTGAGCTTGGCGTTAAACGCAAAGCGTTGAAGAATTTAAATCGCCGTATGGAAGCGGCGGATCGCTTCAAAGACACGACCCCACTGGCGCAGAACATCATTGATGAGCGCACGGACGAGAACGTCTCGGCGTTGCTTGACTACTATTTGCCCAAGCTGACTCCTGCACAGGAAGGTTTTGATAAGCAAAACGACCGCGCCGCAATGGCTAGAGAGGTCAAAGAGCTGCGTGCCAAAGTACATGACGGTTTAATTGAAATTTACGACGCTGTCAAAATTAAAGACCTTGACGCTGTTCGTAACAACACTAGCAAGTTTCTGTTTAACTCAGATCGTCTGGTTAACCTTAATCGCATTTTAAATAATGGCAAAGCATTAGAAGCGGAAGCCAAACTAGGTTTGCGTGAGCAATTGCTCACAGTAACAGACGACCTTAGAAAAACAGTTGAGAACCTAACACGTTCAAAAGCTGGGCTGCGCAAGTTAGACAAAGAAATTAAAGAAATTGGTCAGCCCACTTCCCCTGAGCAAGCAGAATCTTTGGGGGCAATGGAGAAGCGCAGAAATACGCTGGCGCTAGAAGTTAAAAAGCTGGAAGCAAAAACCGGTTGGGAAGACAAAGCCGACGCAGTAATTGACCGCTACAGCAGTGTTATTCCCGAAGACCGTGAAGTCTCTAAAGCAGGTAAACAGCTTCCAATTGAGCGTGTTGAAGGGCGTGCTACCAGAATCGACGAAATTGTTCGTGAGTTGCGCCTTGTAAACGAAAAGGTGCAGAAGGCTGGCCGCCCAACAGACGAAGCTAAGATGGCTGCATTGGCGGAACTTAAAGACCGCCGTAAAGACCTTGGCAACGAACTCAAAAAGTTAAGAGCTAGCGTGCCCTCAATTGAGGAAGCAAACAAGCTGGCAGGGGAATCCGTAGAGACAACGCCAGCCCAAGCACCCGATCTGTTTGGCATGTCTTCCAAAATGGAAAAGGTAACACGCGCCGCATTAGGCGACGTGTTGGCAAAACTGCGGGGGCTTTATGCCCAACGAACCAAACTTGTTGCGCAAGTAGAGAAACGCGGGCGTCTGCCTTCAACAGAAGGCGAACAAAAGCTTGTCGAGCTTTTTGACAAAGGACCGTCTGGCCAGATCAGAAGTATTAACGCCAAGATACGGGAGTTAGAAGGTACCCGCGACGCACTGCAAAAACGTAGTGCTCGTGAATACCAGCAGTATCAGGAAGCGGCGCGTCAACCTGTTGTTGAGCCCGATCAGTTGGCTGAAATGCAACAGCAGCTTGGCAACATTGAGCGCCAGCTAAAAGGGCTGACTGTTCAATCCGGTGCCGGCAACATCCGCGCACAGTTGGAAAAAGCCCGTGACGACCTCAAGGCAAAGATTGCCGCTGGCACGCAAGAGGAAGAGATTGCACCCGCAGGCAAACAAAAAGAGTTGCCCGGCGTTCAGCCCCAGCGCCTTGCGCCCACACTGCGTGAGATTACGCCTGAAGAGTTGACCGAGGCTCGTACTGCGTTTGTGGCGGCAGAGACTAAGGTTGAAGAGCTGAAGAAAGCTGTACGCAATACAGAAGCAGTGCAAGAGAACCCACAGTACTTTAAGGAAGTGGCGCAAAGATTTAGAGACGAAGCCAAGGCTTTTAGGGAAGAGTTTGCCCAGACGCCTGACAACTTCCTTTTGCAAAAGCTTGAGTCTGACGCCAAATCACGCGAACAAAACGCACGCTACTTTGAAATGCTGGCAACGCTGTCGGAAGAAGGCCGTGCTGATTTACAAGCCGTTCAAAAAGAACTGACGCAAGCGCAAAAAGATTTGCCAAAGGCAGAAGCCGCATTCCGTGACTTAGAGCGCCGCCAGCGTATGCAACAGCAACAGCAAGCGGCTGTGACTGGCGCTGCTCCCGGACAGGTTGAAGCTGAGCGCATTAAAGCTGGGGAGTCTCGTGAGTTCCGTTCGCCAACAGGCAAGGCGCTTACTAAGCCTAAGAGAGCTGAAAGCTGGGACATTAAAAAAGAATCTGTCGCGCCCGTGGCCAAAGTGCCAGAAGTTGTTAAAGCACAGAAGGCGCTGTCCAGAGCAACAGAGTTAGCTCGTATGTCGAGCAGAGAGCTGACTACCGCTAGAGGTAAGTTGGCTGAGTCTGGCGTTACGCAAGAAATTAGACAACAGCAACAAGTCATACAGGAGCTTGAGCCGCTTGTTAAAGGCGCGTTCTCTGAAGACAACGTCAAGGCTATTGACGACGAGTTGGCAAAAATTGATGCGATATTGCAGGCGCGGGGATCTGATAAACAGAAACAGCCGTCTCCTGTAATTGCCAAGATGAAAGGGCCGTTGCCAAAAGACTACGCAGCTTCTGTCGATTTTGCTGAGAAAGACGCCCGTAGCGAATATATGGCGGCCAAGAAGCTGAGCGACGCTTCTCAAAACGCATACGAGACTGCACGCAAAGCAATTGACGACTTGCCTTCTACTGCTTCAGGCCTAGAGTTTGGCCGGTTAGATAGCGCTATGACTCGCGCTTCTAGTGCTACTGACAAGCTGCTACCTAAGACACAAGCTGCTGAGCTGGCTTACTTGGCCGCACGTCGAGACAATCTGACTTTGAACAAGTTGATGGGGCAGGACTTGCGTGAAGCGTTTGTAAACACAAGCGCTCGTTTGGCTAAAGCTTTGGACAAAGAGTCGCCGCTTGTCAAACAAATTGAAGAAGCAAAAGCTACAGCCGCTAAAGCTGAAAAAGCACGCGAAGAAGCGGAAGCCAAAGCCCGTGAGGAAGAGCGCAAAATACAGGCTGAAAGAAATGCCGATCTGGTAGAGAAACAGAAGGCGTTGGACGCGGCCAAGGCAGAGAAAGAACGCCTTGAGAAAGCCACATCTGGCGCTGGCTACGAGAGACGCCGCTTTACACGGGACACATCATCCCCCGAGATGACCGCCGAGCTTAACCGCCTCAAACGTGCCTTGGCTACGGCTGACACAAACTTGGGTAAAGCCAAGGAAAAGAACAACGCTGCAGACATCAAGAAGTACCAAGACGAGTACAACCAGCTTGAGTCTAATATCGACACCCTGTACGCAGCAGCGCCTATTGTTGAGCGTGATCTGGAGCAGGGGGCTGGCCCACAGCCAGACGTTGCTGAAGGTATGCGTCTGCCTTCCCGTAAAGAAGGCCCTGTTGTTCGCAACATGACGGGCGCTAAGCGCGTGCGTCAATCGGGTGTGACTAAGCTTCGTGCAGATGGTCTGTCCCAAGAAGCTGCTAACGCAGTTCATTTGTTTACAGTCAAGGCTCGTTTGGATGGCGCTACAGAAGCCAGCCGTGCCAAGTTGGAGACAGCGTACGCAGAAGCTACCGAAGGTTTGACTGAAGAGCAAGTTGCCGCGCAGTTGGCTGAAGGTGAGCGTCTGTTGGGTCAAGGCCCGACGATTGAAATTATTGCCGCTCGTGAGCGCTTCCGTCAGGCTTTGATTGAAGTGGATAAAGCCCAAAAAGCTTTTGACGAAGCCAAGACACCTGCCACTAAAGAGTTGGCGCAAGACGCCCTCGATCTTGCAAACCAGCAAAGCGATTCCGCAGAGACCGCATACAAAAACGCTCGTGATGTTCGTGCGTCTAAGGCACTCAAAGGCGGAGCGCAAGCAGAAGTCGAAGCCGCAATCGATGCCGCTACTGCCAAGCAGGAAGCGGCCACACTGCCAGAGATTGACGAAGAAGGCCCGATCCAAGGTGCTGCAACGCAGTACACCGAGATGGAGCAGGCACAGTTATCTGATGCGGCCAAAGAAGCGCTTGCCGATGGACGTTTGCTTGACGCTGTAAACGATGTGGCTGAGAACGGCCAGACAGACTTTATTCGTCAGAACGCCAAGAACGTGGTCAACATGTTGCTTCGCACCAAGGTTGTGATCGATCCCGACTTGGTCGATGGTTTGGGCAACCCTGTGCCAGCGTTCTATGACAACGTGACAAACACGGTTAAGTTCCGTCCCGGAGAGCAAACAGAAGAGAACTTGATCCACGAGGTTACCCACGCCGCATCACTGCGCGGTTTGGTGATGCCTGCCAGCGATCTGACCAAGGAACAGCTTGCGGCGCGTAACGAGTTGAATGCCATGTTCAACCAACTGAAGAAAGACAAGGCGCTGGTAAACGAGTATGGCTTGACCAACGTTGCCGAGTTTGCGTCTGAGGTACAGTCTAACAAGGACTTCCGTGACCGCATCAACCAAAAGCCTTGGTTTGGCGGCAACATGCTGTCTCGTTTCTTCCAAGCGTTGTTGCGTTTGATCGGCTTTAAGACCGGCCAAGTTACCACCGATGTGGCTACCAAGAACATCGAGGCGCTGTACATGCCTTCGCAGAGGTTCCAGATGGTTGAGTCGCTCAACACTGCGTCTGTGTTTCGTACCAAAGCGCCAGCAACTAGTTCAGTGATTGTTGGCCAAGAAGCTGGCAGACTTAAGACGCTTAAAGAAAACTTGTTTGGCTTGGGCGGTCGCGTACAGTTAGTTGATAAACTGGCGGCGGCAGATGCCGCTATTGTGGCCGGTGAAAGCGCAGGTAAGCTGTCCTCTACTGAAGCGTTCCAAGCCCAGTACTTCATGCGCTTGGCTGACAACACTACGCAAACCGCTGGGCAGTTCATCACGCACGGCCCCGTGTCAATCGTGGCAGACAAAACTGCGTTAGGCACTGAGTACCGCTACCAATCATCCACAGGCGCTAACCTTGTTCAGATGACTGAGCACGTAGATGATGCCGCTAAAGCTGGCTTGGGTGAGGATGCCGAGCGCATCCTGACAGTTCAGATTGCTGGTGAGCGTGCGGAAGCTACGCCTAACGGCTGGGCGCGGTTACTGTCCTCTGATCCTGCGGCGGCTAAGGCTGAGTACTTGCGTGACAAGGCTACGCTTGCGGCTAACCCCGAAGCCAAGAAGAGCATTGATGCTGCCAAGGCGGTGTACAAAGAGTACAACAACGGCCTCATAGACTTTATTGTCCAGTGCGGGTTTATCACCAAGCAAGAAGGCGCTCGTCTGAAGAAGACGCCGTTTATCCCGTTCTATCGTATTGAGAACAACGAGGTCAAGCTGTTCACCGACAAGGAGAGCAGCATCCGTATTGGCAACATCAAAGAGAACCCAGACTTGCAACGCATGTTGGGCGATGAGAAAACCATTTTGCCAATCCTGACCAGCGCTGTGCAGAACACGTTCATGTTGTCCCGTGCCGGTCTGAGAAACAACGCTACACATAAGACAGCCGACGCGCTGTACAAGGCGGGGTTTGCATCCAAGATCGGCAAGGGAAGCGGCCCAACCGGAACCGATGTGGTTCGTTACAAGGTTGACGGCGTCGATTACTTTGCTGTTATTGACACAGACACGTTTGGTATCCCTGCACATCTGATTGTCAAAGGCATGGAAGGTATCAAAACCACCATCCCCGCGATTGTGCAGATGATGGGCATACCGGCTGACTGGGTACGTAAGTTTGTGACCCGTAGCCCTGCCTACGCTATTCGTCAGTTGATCCGTGATCCAGTTAACGCTGCGATTGTTGGTGGTGTGGATGGCGTGCCTGTGGTTAATGCTTTGAAGCAATTGGCTAAGATGCGTGCTGGCCGTAGCCCTGCCGAAGAAGCGCTGATGCGTGGTCTGGCTATCAGTAGCAACGTCTACACTGGCGATGAGAAGGACATGCAGAAGTTCTTGCAAGACATCGGCACAGGTCGCGGCAAGTGGGATAAGATGCTGGGTATGCTGGACACTGTGGCGCTTCAGGCAGATGCGGCTACCCGCGCTACCATCTACGAAGATTCGCTGAAGAAAGGCTTTACCGAAGCGCAGGCGCAGTTCCGTGCGTTTGAGTCTCAGAACTTTAGCCGTCGTGGTTTGTCGCCAAGCATCCAGATGCTGAGCACTATGGTTCCGTTCTTTAACGCACAGATTCAGGGCTTGGATGTCTTGTATCGTTCGTTCAAAGGCACAACACCTTTTGCAGAGCGTCTGGAGATTCAGCGCAAGATCAAGGCGCGTGGACTTATGTTGATGGCCGGAACCTTGGCGTATGCCTTGATGATGGAAGACGATGAAGACTACCGCAAGCTACCGCCCGAAGTTAAATACGGCAACTGGTTTGTGCGCATTCCAAACGTCAAAGACCCGCTGAAGATTCCTATCCCTTACGAGGTGGGTATCTTGTTCAAGGCGTTGCCCGAAGCCATTTTGGACGTAGCTCGGCGCGATACCAAGGCCAAAGAAGCCATTAAAGGTTTGGGCATGTTGCTCTGGCAGTCCACCCCGGGCGTTGTACCTGTGGCTGGCAAGCCGGTCATCGAGGCATCGATTGGCGCTACTCCATACGGACCGATTGAGTCGGCAAGGGAGAAGCAGTTGCCAGCGGCTATGCGCTACCGCGAAGAAACGACCGAAGTGGCCAAAGCTTTGGGCTCGTACACCGGTGCTGTTGGCGTGTCGCCCCTGATGATTGAGCACTTCGTGCGTAGCTACACCAGCGCCTTGGGGCTGTCAGCGTTGCACATGCTAGATCCGGTCTTGCGCTCGTCGACAGAAGGCGAAAAAGCTTCTACGTCTGCAAGCAAGTTGCCGTTCATTGGCGGTTTGTTCCAGTCAACCGATGGGCGTTTCATCATCGATCGTGCGTACAACCGCATGGAAGAAGTTGTCCAAGCGCAGCAGGGCTACGAGGACTTAGCACGCCGAGGCAAGAAGGCTGAAGCCAAAGCATGGGCGCAGGAGTATGCGTCGCTGTTGGCGCAAGCCGACATGGCTGGAAACTTCAAGAAAACTATGGGGGAAATGTTCACCGATGAGCGTACGGTGCGGGCTGACTCAAGGCTGTCAACAGCCGAGAAGGACAAGCTGATCGCACGCATCAAAGCGGCGCAGAATCGAGAGGCCGAGGCTTTCTATCAGGCAACCGAAAGAAGAAGACCCCAGTAAAGCCTTCGTAGATGCCCGTTTTAGCACGGGCATCTAGTACGCGGCAAAGGACTGCCTTGCGCAGCCCTAGTTCACGGACGGCGTCCGTGTCGAGGCAGGGGATGAAGAACCCCTGCCCCCTTTCAATCGTCTCCCAAGGGAATCGGATTAAGGATTGTTTCATCGACTTCGTCCATCTTACGTCTGACACGCATGACTGTTACGCGCATGGGAGGGCCCTTGGTCTTGGCAGTCATGTTCTTCTTCAAATATTCGATTGGGAATTGATCCTCAAGCTGGCGCTTGAATGAAGCGTAACCGAAACTTGTAGAAGCGCAATAGGACTTTAGCAGTTGCTCTTCAATGAAGTAGTCCACGTAACCGGATGTCATGCCGTGCTCAACACGCCCAAGAATCTTGTTGCGCGTGATCGTCTGGTCAATGATCTGACCGCTACCGAGTTCGGCCAGCAAGCCGCCAGTGCTAGGACGCACAACGACAAAGCTGCCATAACTCTCACGGGTGTACGCGTTCAGGATGTCTTCAGCAGTGCGGACACTGTTCTTCATACTGGCGCGCATAGTAGCCACAACTTTCTTAAAAGCGTTCAAGACAGGGCGCAGGGGGATCTCGACAATGCCTGCCGCCTTAAAAGCGTTGCGTGCTTGCACTGCGGTTCCGATGCCTGCCATCCAGAAGCGCTCATCGTTGGTTGCGTTGAACTCTGTGTACATGGCGGCAACCGACTCACGCACAGATGTAGGGAACTCATCAGCATGCTCCACCATGTACTCGACTAGCTTGTAGCCAGCCACGCCATAGTTGTGTTGCAGTGCCTTGATGATCTCAATCTCATGGGGTTCCCATGACAGCTCTTCTTCAAAGGTGAACTCAAGCAGACGGCGAAGCTCGCCCTCAGATGAGTGATCGCGGCCACCAGTCAGGTAGTCCACAACGTGGGTGTTAGATGACATCAAGCACACAGTCATCCATGTAGACAAGTTCAAGCGCTCTTTGTTGGAGCCGGACTCCATACGCTCCTTGCCACGACCCTCGGTCATATCCAAGAGAAACTCAGGTAACCACTCGGGGGCGGCTCTGTTCTTGGCGGTGATCTCATCCGTGATAAGCGGATGGCTGTTGAGCAAGCCTAGGCGTTGCTGCATGGCGACAGGTGAAGTGCTCTTGCCTGTGCGGTAGTGAGTTGGGTGTCCCCAAACAGAAGCTGCGGCTTCAAGAGACAAAGTCTTACCCGTCCCCGACTCCGTGGATGCACAATGGTACGTCATCCCGTAGATGCCTGTAAAGCGCATGAAGGGTGCGCCAGCACCGGCAAGGATTACGGCTATGTGCCCCCACATCTTCTTGGTAATCAACAAGTTCATGAAGTCACGCCAAGCCTCAAGTGTGCCCTTGGGTTCGGTGTTCACTGTGATGTTCTCCAGCCCCGGCATAGGAACCTTGACTGGTGGTTTGCCCTTGCTAAAGATGCGTCCTGCATACACGTACGTGTTGTCGATCTGCCATCCGTAGCTGTCGGGCACTTTGATTGCCGGCTTGTTTGTACTAGCTTCCTCTACGCAAGCCCTCACATATTCAAACAAGTTCTTGTCGTTGCCGTGGCCAAAAGAAGCCACGATGTTTTGACTAGCCAGCGCTTTAACTGTTTCGTCTTTGCTAACGACTGCCCTTTGCGGCATAGTCACATTCACTGCACCTTCAGGCTTGAGCGCTATCATGTGCACTGTGTGATCCCCGTTGCTGTTGAGAATGTCAACAACAAACAGTTCGTATGGCAACAGCATGACCTGCTTCTTGGCCTTGTTGCCTTCGTCATCTTCTACTGTGCGCTCCATGAACGTGCCGCCGTTGGCTCCATAGGAGTAGCCGCGTGGCGGTGTCGGGCGCATGACCTTGATGATTTCTTTCTCGGTGACTGTGCTCTCGCTTGAGAGTTTCACCTCGATCTCTTTCTCCTCGACCTCAACCGCCAACTCACGACCTAGGATCAGTGGGTTGGTGATCTTGCCCCAATGCGTGCATGTTGGGCACACGCCGGGGTTCTCGGAGTCCATCTTGACGCAGGGGTATGGGCCTTTGATGCTTTGCAGCTTTTGGTTCATACGCTCTGGCTCGTAGGGATGCATCTTGCTCAGCCATACAGCCGCCTTGTTGCCATCCTCACAGACTTTTGTCCATGACAGTAAGCCACGCCAGATCGGCTCCATGCCCTCTTCGGTTGCGTGTTCAACGTAATGCGCAAGTTGGTTGCAACCCCGCGCATTTTGCGTAGCCAGCCAAATTGGTTTGAACTTGGTTACGCTGTTCTCAAAGAGTTTGACACTGGTTGCAGAAGGGGCGGAAGCCGCAGATGGGCGTGTGCCTGCCAAGTCTAGCTTGGGCGTGTTGGTAGGCTCGTATAGTGAGCCAGTCAGTTTTTCCCTGAACAGGGCGGCCAACCCTTCGAAGCTGAACACATCGCCTTCAGTTAGTATGCGCACAGGGCGCGGCGTTGCGTACTTCTTCTTGAAGTTGGTGGTGTCAGGCACACGCAAGACACGGGCGGCATCAGCCGTCACTGTCATGTCGATAGCCAAACCTTCCTGTTTGCACAGGCGTTTGAAGTTCTCAGCCACGGGCTTCCAAGTATCGACAGGCACGGCTTGTAGAAGTGGCCAGTAGCAGTGCAAACCGCCGCCAGAACCAACGACATAAGGTGTGCCTAGGGCATCCATGCCTGTGTTACTTAAAAACGCACTGAGCGCTTGCGCTGCGTCCTTCTTCGATGCATACCCATCCATGTCAATAAACAAGGATTTCACGTACCGAGCGTTGGCCGCAGTTCGGTTGTCTTCATCGCCAAAGGTAGCCAAGGCAAAGTAGATGTCAAACTTACTGTCGTGCCAACGCTTGATGTGCGCAGGTGCGTCTTCCAGAGTCGCCGTGAAAACGTGCTCTTTCTTTGTGAGTTCTGCTACGCAGTACCGACCAAATTCTGGCGGCGGCAGAACAACCGCTAAAAACTCAAGCGGAGTCATTTGAATCCTTGCGGTTTAGAAGAGTTCGAGTTGGCGTGAGTCGGCTGTTGGTGGGCGCTCCATGATGGGGTAGCCCGCAATACGACTTAGCAATTCAAGTTGCCAGTTCTTTGGCAAGCCTTCTGGCTTGTGTACCAAGTCTTCGGCAAAGCGAATCAACTCTTGCGTGCTGAGGGATCGAGGTTGTATTCCGTACATATTTTTCTCCATGCCTCATCTGCTGTGCGTGAGGTCTTCATTATGTGAGTTAAGAATTCGACGCGGTCACGATAGGCCACAAACACTTCCGTGCCTGTGAACCAGTTGTAGACAGTCTGTCGAGAGACGCCAAGCGCATAGGCAATCTTCGTGACGGGGAAGTCAAGATGGATCGCCCAACGCCCAAGCTGGTTGCCCAGAGACTTGGGTGTCTTCGCTACTTCGTCAATGATTTTTTGTGAGTAAGCCATATTGTTGGGTGGGGGGATTCACGGCGTCAAGCGGGATAGACCCCCGCCACTTTCAGGAATTACCGCTATCCCCCCGATTCAATTACTCATCGTCCCAATCAGCAACGATGTCGGCCAGCTTGCCTTTCTTAGCTGGTACGGATTCGACCTTGGGTGCGGGTTTACGCACTTCGGGTTCTTCTTCAGCTTCCACCTCGACGGCTTTGGCTTTCTTGGGCTTGGTCGCTTTGACTTCGGCCATAGCTTGCTCTTCGTCTTCGTCAAGCATTGCGCCCATGGGGCGCTTACCTTCCAGAGCCAAAGGTGCAGGGGCGGCAACGCCATCAGCGGCGGCAGGGGTAGACGCTACGGCTTTCTCTGCGTCTTTGGACACGGCTTGCTCTTGCGCAATCGCGTACTCTGCATCAGTCAACCAACGCACAGGGGCGAAGATCAGCTTGGGTGACTCAGCCTTGGTGTCGAACTTCATACGAGTCACGATGGCATCCAAGTTAACAGGAGGGGTCTGAGCCGCCATGTAACGAGCGTATGCCTGTAGTGGGCGCTTCTCGCCTTCTTCCTTGCCGAAGATGGAAGTAGCTGGCAGGGTAACCTGCAACACATCGCCTTCGGGGTTGTTGGCCAAGACCACAGCCAAGCGCTGTTGGTAGCGGCAAGCACGGCTTTGACCATTGCCAGACCCAGCGATGTTCTGTGGGCAAGTAGAACAGCTTGAAGACTGCTTGTTACGCACGCCTGCATCGGGCTTGTCACCATCAGCAGAGGTGCAGTCAGGGGCGGCTGCAGCCGCGTCTTTGTCGTAAGAGCCTGCGTAGAAGATACGGCTGACCTTGGGGGCAGCTTTCACAACAATCACGTCCAAGTGGCGGTCTTCGATCGAGGCGATCTCCTTGCCACCAGACAGCAGACGGAACACACCGCCCTTGATTGAGACGCGCTTCATGCCTGCGCCGGTGCTTACACCGCCAGCCAAGGCCAAAGTAGTTGCGGACAGCTCTGCGTTCTTAGCGAAGGCAGGAACATTTGAGGGGTTGAACATTGCAATATTGCTCATTTTGATTTCCGATTAAGTAGGTTTGCGTACAGAGATATCGAACTCAGATGTGGAGTTCAGGCCGGGCGGTACGACCCCGGGGTTTTCTTCTAAGAACTGTGACATGTTGGATTGCGCAATGCGCTTCTCCAAAAGCTCGACGGCCTCGTGTGCCAGTACGAACTTCTTGAACTCATCCCAGTCCTGTGTGTAGTAGCGAGTCTTCACGGACATGACTGCCGTGCCCTCGGTAGTGCGAACTGATGTGACGCCCATCGCCTTCATCTGTTCCTTGATAGCGTTCTTGATCTCGTCCTGTTGCGCCTTGAGTACTTCAGTTTGCGTGTCGTACTCTTGGGTCAGTTCGGTCATCTTTGTGCGTAACTTGCGGTAAATTTTTACCAGCTTGTCTAGCGGTACTGCTTCTTCTTCCATAGCTTCTCCTGTTAATTATTTGTCTAAGGTTGGACAGTTTACACAGATTTTTACACGTTGCAACCCCCTTTCAAGATTTAATTTCAGTTTCAAACATGTCGGTCAAAAGTAAGTTGTCGCTAACTTTCCCTTCGAGCGCTTTAAACATCTTCTTCTCAATTGGGCTACTCTGAATGTGAATCACAGTAACTTTGTCTGAGTCTTGCCCCTTGCGGTCAGCACGCGCACAGCACTGGATGTACTGCTCAACAGACATGAGCGGCCCATAGAACACCACAGTATCAGCGGCTGTCAGCGTGATGCCATGCGCAGATGCCGCAGGTTGCATGACCAACACACGAGGATCAGACTCAGTCTGGAAGCGGTTGATCGTCTGCCCACGCTTGCTTGGTGAGATGTCCCCGTGGATGCACTCATTGACAATACCCTTCTTGGTGAGGTAGTTGCTGATGGTGTCGATGGTGCTTCGGAACAATGCGAAGATGATGACCTTGCGATCCGTCTCTTCAAGTATCTCCTCCAGTACAGACAAGCGAGGCGCTGAATCAAACTCCACAACTTCCCTGTCGTCTGTGTATGCCGCACCACAACTGATCTGCAACAGCTTGGATACGCCAGCGGCGGCATTGACTGCCGTGATGGTCTCGCCTGCGGCTTGCACCAGCATGCGCTCCTTAAGCATGTTGTAGTACTTGGCTTGCTGTGGTGTCAGCGGCACTTCTCGCGTCATAGTAATGACAGGCGGCAAGTCAAGGCACTGCGCTTTGGTAAAGCGAATGGCCGGCTGTAGTGCTTCGTGAACCTTGTCCTTGGCGTCAGCCTTGGCCGCCCACTTAAACATCGTCACCTTGTTCATGACTTGGTCGCGCCACGCTGTGAAGAACTTGGGCACGCCCTCGGGGTTGACTAGCTTAGCCAAGCCGTACGCATCCACAGGCGACTGCGACGCGGGGGTTCCAGTCATCATCCACAGGTATGTGTTGGGTGTCAAGATGGAGTTGAGTGATTTCCACCGGCGTGTGGTGATGGTTTTGTATGCGTTGGCTTCGTCCACAATCACAAGATCGAAGCGGCCATCGTTACGTATCTCGTCAGCAATAAGGTTCAAGCCCTCGTAGTTGGCGATCACGATCTCGTAGTCACGCTGGATCATCTCGATGCGGCGACTAGCCTGCGCATGGTGCGCGATAACGGCAGAGCGGTGAAGGATGCTGTTGTTGATGTCACCCATCCATGCGCTGTGCATGATCGACAAGGGGCACAGGATGAGAACCCTACGCACCTTACCTAGCTTCATCAAATAGTCAGCCGCCCAGAGTGCAGACAAAGTCTTGCCAGTGCCGGGCTCAGAGAACACGAATGCTCTCCTGTACATAGTCAAGAACGCTGCCGTCTCGATCTGGTGTTTCATGGGCTTGTAACGCCCCGGCCAGTCATAGCGCCTAGTGATAGGCGATGGTACGTTCTTAACACCTAGGTTACGCAAGACCCGCGCTTCATCAAGCCCCCAATACACAGCCACGTCGTAGCCACCATCCATGCGCTCGACAATCTTGTGTTTGGGTATGACTTTGTACTTGTGCGGGTTCCTTGTGCGTAAGACTAATGCTTTGTCTTCGATGATTTCCATTGCTTCTCCAAGCTGTTATTTTCCGTTGTCGCTCTGGTTGGCGCTCTTGTTACGGAGTCTGGTGTTGCCTGCTGTTGACTTACCTCCGGCACGCAAAGGTTTGATGTGGTCAATGTCTTTGCCTGATCTGTCGATGCCCTTCTTGTCGTAGGCTCTGCGGGCTTTCTGACGCTCGATCTGATCGGCTGTCTCGCCGGTTTTCTTTTGCAGTTTGTATGCGTGTTTGTAGTCACGCTTGCCGTTGGTCTGTGTCATTACTTTCTCCTAATGCTTAGGGTTGAACTCGCATCCGGTGACCTGACACCATCCGCATAGTGGGGTTTGATTGGGGTTCCATACATCGTTCTCGAAGCATGCTTCAAGACGCGCAGTACGCTCACGATACTTCCACCAAAACTGCTCGGCTTGGTCTCGTGTCATCTGCATCTTGACCATATCATCTTTGACAATGAACAGCAACGCAGAGTTGACCTTGCGGATGTGGGGGAAGTGCGCAAAGACCATGAGCGACATGAGCACAAGCTGATCCCTGTCGGGGTACTTGTTGTTGCCAGTCTTCCAGTCTCCCACCCACGCCGTAAGGTTGTCGTCATTAACGATCAGGATGTCAGCGATGCCTCGAACCCAAACGTCAGGGGACTTCCAGCCCGTAGGCTTTAAGTCCACAGTAAGCGCCATCTCGTACTCAGCCAGAGCCCTTCCGGGCTTATTCAGCATGGCGTCCACTACAGGCTGGAACTGCGCATACTCAGGCGGTATCGGCTTCTTGTCCCTGATGTAGAACTCGATGGCTTCATGCACCTGATTGCCGTACTTGGTGGCCTCAGTCTCTTGGAAGGGGTACTTCTTCAAGACCTTGACCTCGTGGTAGCGGCGCTGGCAACCCTCAAAGTCTTTGAGGGAAGAGTGTGACCATGCTGGTTTTTTCATTCGAACTTCGCTGTCTTAATGGCTTCTGTTAATCTGTTGGCAAACTTGGTGACAAATACCTCGTTGGCATTGAGCCTGTGTTCGCCCATGTCTCTGAGGATTGCGTGCACCACTTCATGCCAAAACGTATCTGCGATTTGCTCTGGCTTGAACTGCCTGCCTGTGGTGTTACTTGTGCGGCCTAGTTGAATGCGTTGCTCGTTGTAATACGTGCGCCCCATGTCATGCTTGTCAAGCATGGCTTCAACTACTTCGACAGAGTACCACCGCCTACCTACTCTTATTTTTGCTGGTAACTTCAATATTGCTTCTCCTAGTTTTTAGCTAACCCATAACGACGGTGTGCGCCACCGTCAGCGTCCAATGGAATGCCCGGCATATAAGGCGGCTCCATAGTCATTTGCGCCAAGACCCAAGTCTTAGCTTCTTGCACCTCTGCGTCAGGAACCACAACGATCTGCTCGTCATGTACTGTTCCCGCCACAAAGTACCTCTTTGCAGTACGTACCATCCCATCAGTCATCACGCATCTCGCTACGCCCTGCGTGACATTGTTGGTTATTTTTCCTGCGTATATCTTAGTACGATCTGGCCCATATGTCCACTCGACTTGTTCTTTTTTTGTGTTCTCGTCTCTGTAGCGCCTGATGTTGAGGTCAGGATACAACAGCTTCATGCCAGAGGGCAGCTCGATCTCGCCCTTGCGGTACGTCAGGCACTTGTGTTTGTACTCTTTGCCCTTGTACAGCGACTCATGGATCAGCTCGGTGTTCAGCGCCCAGAAGTCCACAACAGGCGTAGCCGTAGCGCGGTACTTGTCGATGATGGCCTTGGATGCTAGGCAGTGGATGACTAGTTCCTTGGTTGTGCAAGTGTGCGGTATGGACTGTAGCTTCTCCACATTGACTTCCCAATCAAGGAATTTCTGCGCCATGGCTTGGGTAACACCAAGTTTCTTCGCAAATGAAAGGTCGTAACGCTGTGGCGGGGCACCGAGGAAGCCTGTGAGAAGTTGCGATGCGAACGCCGCCCAACCAAGCCCATAGCCACAACCAAGGAGTGCGCTTTTGGCAGACTGCCGTAGGTCTGGGTGAGACTCTTTAGTAAGTCCGGGTATGTTAAACATCTGCGCACCGAACGCGGCATAAGGGTCACCGCCTGACCGGAATATGTCGAGCATGTCTGTGTAATCCGAAAGCCACGCAAGTACTCGCGGCTCAATCTGCGATAAGTCCCCAACGACGAGTTGGTGACCTTCGGGAGCCATAATCGCTTTGCGTAAGAACGAGCCACGCTTGAGGTTCTGCATGTTGATGGCCGAGCCTTTGCTTGCTGTCCAACGACCCGTCTGCGCACCATAGTAGGAGAGAGGAACTGGTAAGGCGCCACGTTTACTAATGTCGAGGAATCTCTGAGCCCTTGTGCGCTCGGTGGTTGACTTAACCCTAAGACGCGCTTCACATAGAAGGGCAACGTCTTCACGTTCACCGTTGAGTAGCGCCTGAAAGAGGGCATCATTCTTAGCCAACGCAAGTGTTTCTTTGCCGGTAGTTTTACTGATCTTCCTTGGGGGAACCACACCGAGGGTCTCGAGTAGTGCTGCAAACTGTGGGTTCGATGCAAGTGCAGTTTCGTCCACGCCGAGCTTCTGTAATAGTGACTCACGTTTTTCCTTTTCGTCTAGTATGGCATCGGTCAGCATGTTGGGGTCAAGTTGCAAGCACGCACGCGTGTACATCTTGAGGGTCATGTCGACTAGCCTGAGTTCCTTCGATGGGTAGGCAGCCACCAACCTTGTGAATATTTCCTCACACAGAAACACATCATGTTTGCAGTACTCAGCGAGCTCTCGCTCGAGCGTGGCGTCCAGCTTGTGAACTCCGTTAGTTGAATGAACAGCCGCCCCTTTGTCGGGTAGTCCGAAGTCACGGGCCAACTTTGCAAGTGAGTTTCCAACTTCCACGCCTCGTAAAGCTCGCGCCATCGATAGCGTATCGAAGATGAAACATGGATGGACGCCATATCGCCACTCCATAATTGATACATCGAACTGTGCGTTGTGGGCAAGCACTGCGGTTCGTCCCCAGTCGATCCCAGCAAAGTATTCACGTAGCTCAGCGTCTCTGTACCATCGAATAGGTTCATCACTTCCGTATTCATGTACGCAGGCGCCGAATGGCTTGAACTTCTCATGGCGTATGTACTCCTCGGTTGTCATCTTGGTGAGCGTGTAACCTTCCTTGGTGTCCCAGTAGGTCTCGAAGTCGATCGTGATGATTCGTTTATATGGTGCGGTCAACTGTTCTTCTCCTTGAGTTTGGCTTCAACTTCACGGGCAAGAAACTTAGCCAATACATGCAATTGATGCCCCGGTTCGTATACTTGCTTCCAAAGATCCATGATTTCCTCATCCGTCAGCCCTACCCATGTGCGCTGTGGTGTGGCGTACAGCTTCATGCCCGCATATCTAGAAACCGCTGGGTTGAAAGCAAGGAACCCCGTCTCATGCACCCACGCCACAGGTTCAACCTTTGCTACTAGTGCGGCTTTACTGGCGGTGATGGCTTGGTCAGCAATGCGCCGCATCCTCTCCTCAAGACTTTCAATTGGCGGAGTTTCAATGTGATATTGAGTTCTGGAAATCTTTTCCAACGCCTCCAATGCAAGGCGTAATGCTTCGTCTTTAGTCAATTAAAATTCTCCTTTGGTGGTGCGTCTAGCAAGTTTAGAAAGCCGAAAAAATCGTTTGCCGCCAACATGAGTTGCGACGCCTCCATCTCATCACAGTTTAGGGTGACGACTCCTGCCATCTGATCTTCAG